ATAGGAATTGGTAATACATATGTATTAAGTTTACGTGATTCAAGAGTTGGTTCTGATCAAAAAGTATCCTCAGGAAAAGAAATTGGCGTTGCAAGAGTTTATGATTTTAGATTAGAGTCTGGTGCATATGATACATCAAATTCGGATCTAAATCAATGGAATATTTCATTATATGATATTCAGACAACAACAGAAATTACTTTAAACGAACCAATTACATTATCTGTGCCGACCTTTATTAAAGGAAAAAATAGTGGTGCAACTGCTTTCATAAAAGATGCTGTCGTCGCAGGGACTGCAGTAACTGTTTATGAAAAAACGGGGGACTTTATCTTAAATGAATCTTTTATCATTGATGGTATAGAAAATTCAAGAGTTGCAATTGCAATTACTTCATATGGAATTTCTGACGTAAAATCCGTGTATGGAATTGTTGGATCAGCATCAACTTTTTCTGCCGATGCCATTCAATCGACAGGATTTAATGTTGGTATTGCAACAATTAGTGCATCTTCGGGTGGAGTAAGCACAGTAACAAGTCCAAATATTCTATTCCCTGGCAAAATTGTTAAAATTGGAAATCTAATTCAGTATAGCAATTCAACTAGCAGAGATCCTATAATCGCAAAAGTTGTAGGAGCAGGAAATACTACTATTGCTATAAGTGGAGTTACTGCTGTTAGTGGTATTGCTTCAGGTCAATTGCCCTCTTCATCATTAAATGTAACTGATTTTAAAATCTTAACAACAAATCTAGAAACATCAACTGATAATACTTTATACACTAGACTACCAAAAATTAATGTATCTAATGTAGATTTAACTAATGCAGTTCTTGGAATTAGAACGGTCTTTACTGTTAATATTTCAGGAAATCAAACAACTACAATCACTGCTGGAACAAATGAAACTTTCTTACCCTTTGATGAAGAAAGATATGCGTTAGTAACTTCAAATGGACAGACTGAAGTTTTAACATCTGATAAAATTCAAATTGATTCTACAGGAACTCAATTAGCAGTATATAATCTTTCCACGTCTTCCGATACTGGAGCAACTTTAATTGCAACTACTAGAAAAATTAAACCAAAAACAAAGCTAAAAAGAAAAAACAGAGTAAATTATATTACAGTAGACAAGTCAAAATATGAGTACTCTGGAATTGGTACAACTACTTTAAATGATGGGTTATCCTATGGAAATTATCCCTTTGGCACTAGGGTTCAAGACGAAATTATTTCTCTTAACACTTCAGATATTATAGAAATTCACGGCATTTTTGAATCTGTTGATACAAATAGTGCATCTGCTCCCACATTAGATCTTTCTTCTATTAATGGACCAACTGCAACTACTTCCGACTTAATTATTGGCGAGAAAATAACAGGACAAACTAGTGGTGCGGTTGCTATTTTTGCAGAAAAAGTTAATGATACAAAGATTTCTTTCGTTTATAAAAATCAAAAGACATTTAAAGAAGGGGAAACTTTAAAATTTGAAGAATCTCAAATTCAAGCAATAGTACAAACAATTAATGCACCAAGTTTTGATATTTCTTCAAACTTTACTTTCACAAATGGTCAAGAATCAACTTTTTATGATTATGGAACGATTAAGAGAAAAGTTGGATTACAAGAACCTACTAAAAAATTAAAAATATATTTCTCAAATGGGTACTATGAATCTAATGATGATGGAGACATAACAACCGTCAACTCTTACAATACTTTTGATTATGGGTCAGAAGTTCAAACAGTTAATGGAGTAAGGAACTCTGATATTATTGATATCAGACCTAAAACTTCAACTTATACAGTTGCTGTGGATTTAAGATCACCACTTGAATTTTATGGAAGAACTTTTAACGGATCTGGAAATTCTGCTAGAAATATTTTAGCATCTGATGAATCTATTTTAACATCTTTCTCATTCTATCTTGGAAGAATTGATAGAATTTATTTAACAAAAGAAGGAAAATTTCAAGTCAAGTATGGAGTTCCTTCAGAAAGACCAGAAAAACCAGTTTCTGTTGATGACGCTTTAGAAATTGCGACGATAAATTTACCAGCATACTTATATAATACATCACAAGCAGCCATTCAATTCTTAGAGCATAAAAGATATAGAATGGTTGATATTAAACAACTTGAAAATAGAATCAAAAATCTTGAATACTATACTGCACTATCTTTACTGGAAACAAACACTGCAAACCTTTTTATTCCGGATGGAGATGGTTTAAACAGATTTAAGTCAGGATTCTTTGTTGATAATTTTACATCACTATTAGCACAAGAAGATTCTATTTTTTACAAGAACAGTATTGATATAACAAATAAGCAACTAAGACCAAGACACTACACAAATTCCGTCGATTTAATTTTTGGTCCAGTAACAGGTGTAGATCCAACAGAAGATCTTGCATTTACTCCGATAGAAGGAGTGAATGTTAGAAAATCTAAAGATGTTGTTACTTTAGATTATGCTGAAGTTGAATGGTTAAAGCAATCGTTTGCAACTAGAGCAGAAAGCGTTACTCCTTTCTTAATTAGTTTCTGGCAAGGTTCATTAGAACTATCTCCAGCATCAGATACTTGGGTTGATACTGTAAGATTAGAAGCCAAGATTATTCAAGCAGAAGGAAATTATGCGGAAACTTTATCAAATGCAGTTAGAACTCTTAATGTAGATCCTCAGACTGGATTTGCGCCAGTTGTTTGGAATGCTTGGGAAACTAATTGGACAGGTCAAGAAGTTGTTAATTCTACTAGAATAAGGAATCAAACTGAAAGAGGTGAAACTTTTGGAGTTGGTGGATGGATCAACGGTGGAAGTGGAACTGCAGAATTAAGGCAAATTGAGACAACATCTGTCATTCAAGATAATTTAAGAGAAATAAGAGATACTGGCGTTCAAACTAGAACTGGTTTAAGAACAATAGTAACTGAGCAATTTGATAACACATCTGTCGGAGATCGAGTTGTAAGTAGAAATTTCATTCCATATATGAGATCTAGAAATATTCAATTTGTTTCTAAAAAACTTAAACCATTAACTCAGGTTTATGCTTTCTTTGATGGTGTTGATGTAACTCGTTACTGTGTTCCCAAGTTATTAGAAATTTCAATGGTTTCTGGAACCTTTGAGGTTGGTGAAAAAGTTATTGGAACTGTTCAAAACACCGGATTAAATCCAAGTTTGGGCCAAGATGTTGCTAGAATTTCTCTAAGAGTTGCACAGTCTAATCATAGAGAAGGTCCTTATAACGCAGCAACAACCACATATCCAAATAATCCATACACAGGACAAACTTTACAATCAACTTACTCATCAACATCTAATATTTTGAATGTTGATACTTTCTCACTTTCAAATCAACCACAAGGTGAATATAGCGGATGGGTAGAATCTGGTATGATTTTGGTTGGTCAGACAAGCGGAGCACAAGCAACTCTTACCAATGTAAGGTTGGTATCAGACTTATCTGCAACTTTAATTGGAAACTTCTTTGTTCCAAATCCAAACACAAATATTCATCCAAAATTTGAAACTGGAACTAAAACATTTACTCTAGTCAATAGTAGCACAAATGACCAAAATGTTGCCACTACAATTGCAGAGGAAGGATTTATTTCTAGCGGAACGCTAGAAACAGTTCAAGAAAATATCATTTCCGTAAGGAATGCTAGAATCCAAAACAAGCAAGAGTTTGAAGAAAGAGCAGTATCTAGAACTACAGGAACTCAGGTTGTAGGAAGCACAACTTTATCACAATCAAGAAGAGATGTATTAGTTGGATGGTATGATCCTCTTGCACAATCTTTCTTAGTTGAAGATGAAACAGGAGTTTTCTTAACTAAATGTGAGGTATTTTTCAGATCTAAGGATGATATGGACATTCCTGTAACGTTCCAATTAAGAACGATGCAGAATGGATTTCCAACTCAAAGAATTCTTCCATTTGCCGAAATTACTTTAGATCCAGGGGATGTTCAAACTTCAGCAGATGGATCCGTAGCAACTACATTTAATTTTGATGCTCCAGTTTACTTAGAGGGTGGAAAAGAGTATTGTATATGTCTTGCATCAAACTCAACAAAGTATAGTGTTTATGTATCAAGAATTGGTGAAAATGATTTATTGACTCAGACATTTATTTCAAATCAACCATACCTTGGGTCACTCTTTAAATCTCAGAATGCATCAACTTGGGAAGCAAGTCAATGGGAGGATCTTAAGTTTACTCTTTACAGAGCTGACTTCTTAACTTCAGGAACTGTTGATTTTTATAGTCCAGAATTAACTGGGGGAAATAAACAAATTCCAACATTAATGCCAAATTCCCTCAGTCTAACCTCTAGAAAAATTAGAGTTGGACTTGGATCAACTGTTCAAGATTCTGGATTAACATTAGGGAATACTATCATTCAACAAGGAACTAATGCAACTGCAAATTATGTCGGAGCTGCGGGGAGTGCTTCTGGATCACTTAATGTAATTAACTCCGGAATTGGTTATACGCCATCTAGTGGTGGATTAACAATCAATAATATTGATCTCGTAACAGTCACAGGAAGTGGAAAAAATGCCACGGCTAATGTAACGGTGTCTAATGGAGTCGCTGTTGCAGCAACTATTACAAGTGGTGGTGTTGGATATCAAATAGGAGATGTAGTTGGAATTAGCACGTTTGGCGCTATTGCAGTAGGAAGAAATGCAAGATTTTCTATCGTTTCTATCGCAAGCACAAATCAATTAATTCTTGACAATGTTCAAGGTGAATTTGTGGTTGGATCTGCAAAAACTGTACAATATATTAATAACTCTGGTATAACAACATCATTAAATGCGTCTATTGGTGGTGGAGTATTGGTCAATTCTATTGATACGATTAGTGATGGATTGCATATTAAAGTAAATCATCAAAACCACGGAATGTATTCTAATGAAAACTATGTTATTATATCAAATGCACAATCTGATGTTATTCCAACAAAACTAAGTGTTGCTTACAATACAAATTCAACAGGATCAATTAGTGTTGATAGTGCAACTAATTTCTCAACGTTTGAAAATGTAGGCGTTGGAACAACTAATCCAGGATACTTATTGATAGGTGATGAAATTATTGAATATACTTCTGTCTCTGGCAACTTAATTGGAGGAAACATATCTAGAGGTGCAAATCTAAAGAACTATCCAGTTGGAACTCCAGTTTACAAATGTGAACTAGGTGGTGTATCTCTAAGAAGAATTAATAAAACACACTATTTGAATAATGCAACTGTATCGGAACCAATAACATTTGATTCTTATAACATAAAATTAGATATGAGTTTAAACGGTATCGGTAGAACTAGCGATACTGGATATCCTAAACTTTATATTAATCAAACCAAATCTGCTGGGGGATATAACACTAAGGCAACTCAAAATATGCCTTACGAAATTATAACACCTATCATTCAAAATCTGACTGTAAGAGGAACATCTTTAAATGCTTCACTTAGGACTGTAACTGGATCAAGTATAAGTGGTAACGAAATTCCATTCATCGATAATGGATTTGAACCAATTAGTATTGGAAAACCAAACTACTTAGACAGCACAAGAATTATATGCTCTAAAGTTAATGAGAACGAAAAACTATTGAATCTTCCTGGCAACAAATCAATGAACCTTAGACTACAACTTGATACTGTAGATTCTAGATTAAGTCCCGTTATTGACACACAGAGAGTATCAACTATTTTAACTTCTAACAGAGTTAATAATGTAGTATCAAATTATGCAACTGATTCTAGAGTTAACACTATTGATCAGGATCCAACTGCATTCCAATATATTTCTAAAGAAATTAATTTGGAAAATGGAGCAAGCTCTATAAAAATCCTTCTGAATGCACATATTAATCAGTACTGTGATATTAGAGCACTTTATGCGATTAGTGATAAGTCAAACTTTAATCCGGTTTTTGTTCCATTCCCAGGATATTTAAATCTAAACACTAAGAATGAAGTCATCAACTTTGCCGATAGTGATGGAAGATCAGATGTATTTGTAACTCCAACACAATCTTTAGGATTTGAAGCATCCGATATTCAATTCAAAGAGTATGTATTTACCATTGACAAATTGCCTTCCTTCAAGTCATATAGAATTAAATTAATATTAACTTCTACAAATCAAGTCTATGTTCCAAGAATTAAAGATTTGAGAGTTATTGCTTTAGCATAATATGGACTATTTGAAAGTTGAAGGATACTCTCATCTAATGAGAGATCAAAATACAAATTCAATCATCAATACTAATATGTCAGAATATCAAGAGTATGTTTCTAGAAGAAATGCAAAAAGCGAGGAGAATCAAAAAGTACAAAATATAGAAGAGGAACTTGCTAGTATGAAAGATGATATTGATGAAATTAAAAATTTACTTAGGAGTTTGGTAAATGGATCCCGATGAAATTCAGTTGGAGGACTTATCTAAAAGTTTTGAATATATGAAAGCGTGTATTGAAATAGATGCCGTTGAAGATATTGATCAAATAAAAATAGTTGCGAAAGCTTATATGAAATTATATTTAAAGCAACAAGAAGTTCTTAAAGACCTAATTAAACTATAAATATTTAAAAAGTAGAAAATAATGGCGCAACCATCTACTAGACAAGAATTAATAGACTACTGCAAAAGAAAACTGGGAGCGCCAGTTTTGGAAATTAATGTTGCAGATGAGCAAATTGAGGATTTAGTTGATGATGCCATTCAATTTTTCCAAGAAAGGCATTTTGATGGAGTTTATCCAACTTTTTATAAGTATAAATTAACTCAAAATGACATTGATAGGGGAAGATCTAGAGGCAGTGGCCTTGCTGTTGGTATTGCAACTACAACGGTAACCACAAATATAGTTGGAACTGCTACAACATTTACATATGAAGAAAATAGTAATTATTTGCAAGTTCCACCAAATGTTATAGGTGTAAATAAGATTTTTCATTTTGATGGATCTAATACCATCACACATAATATGTTCAGCGTAAAATATCAATTATTTTTAAATGATATTTATTATTGGGGAACAACTGAACTTTTAAGTTATGCAATGGTTAAAACATATCTCGAAGATCTTGATTTTCTACTTACCACACAAAAACAAATTCGCTTTAATAAAAGGCAAGATAGACTTTATTTGGATATTGATTGGGGATCTGTAAGAGTTGATGAGTATATTATTATCGATTGTTACTCAACACTGGACCCAAATGATTATTCAAGAGTCTGGAATGATTCTTTTATCAAACCATATTTAACATCATTAATCAAACGTCAATGGGGACAAAATATGATGAAGTTTACTGGAGTTAAACTTCCAGGTGGTGTAGAACTGAATGGTAGACAAATGTATGATGATGCTCAGAGAGAAATTGATATCTTAATGGAAAAAATGTCAAATACTTATGAACTTCCACCTCTTGATATGATAGGATGATCATATGCTTAATCCATTTTTTTTACAAGGATCTAAAGGAGAACAGGGGTTAATACAAGATTTAATCAATGAACAACTTCGTATGTATGGGGTTGATATTCATTATTTACCAAGAAAATATTTAACTGAAAAAACAGTTTTAAGAGAAGTAATAGAGTCTGCTTTTGACGACGCATATCCACTAGAAGCTTACATTGAAAATTACGAAGGATATGGAGATAATACTACCATTCTTTCAAAGTTTGGAATACAAGCACTTAATGAATTAACTATAACAATATCAAGAGAAAGATTTGAAAGTTATATAGTCCCTCTTATACAAAATAAACCTAATATTAAGTTAGGAACACGTCCAAAAGAAGGAGATCTAATCTATTTTCCCCTTGGTGATAGATTATTTGAAGTTAAATTTGTAGAGCACGAGCAACCATTTTATCAATTACAAAAGACATATGTTTATACTTTAAAATGTGAACTCTTTAGATATGAAGATGAAGTTATTGATACTGGTATTGATGAAATAGATGATACTAATGTTGGTGGCGGAGTTACTACTGGAGGAATTGGAGGCGGTGTCGCAGTAACCCAAACACTTACAATGGTTGGAGTTGGAACAACAGCAACCGCAATAACAACATTTCTTAATGGTGGAATTAGGTATATTACATTAACTAATAGAGGTGGAGGTTATTCTAGTATTCCAACCGTTGCAATATCATCAGCTCCTTCCGGGGGAACGACTGGTGTTGCAACAGCGACTATGATTGATGGTATTGTTGTTTGTAATGATAATGTTAACCCCAAAAACAAATCTGTTCAAAGTGTATTATTAATAAATCCCGGATCTGGGTATACTGTAGCACCGGGAGTAAGATTTATTGGTGGGGGTGGATCTGGAGCTGCAGCAACAGCATCAATAGGAACTGGAATCATTGGACCTATTACGGTAACTAATGCTGGATCTGGATATACTACTGCCCCAACAATAACTTTTACTGGAATAGCATCAGTATCGGCTGCAGCAACAGCAGTTGTAAGCACAGCAGGATCAATCACTGCAATCAGAATTACAAATTCTGGACTTGGATACACAACTGCACCCACTATTACAATATCTGCGCCATCATTTGTTGGTGTTGGAACTTATCAATACAATGAAATTATAACTGGTAGCACTAGTGGTGTGACAGCAAGAGTAAGATCTTGGAATTCTATCACCAACACTTTGGAGGTTTCAAACGTAACCGGAACTTTTGTCAGGGGAGAAAATGTAGTTGGATCTGCCTCTTCAGCAACTTATGTTTTATCAACAATTAACGAAGAGGATATTAAAGACGCTTATGCTGACAATTTAGATATAGAAATAGAAGCAGATAAAATATTAGATTTCACTGAATCTAATCCTTTTGGAATGCCATAAATATAATTTATATTTGGTTAAATAGTATCATACGGAACTACTAAAATGTTTGAGTATTTTTATAACGAGATTCTAAGAAAAACGGTTATATCTTTTGGATCTCTGTTTAATGATATATCAATTAAACACGTTGATAACTCAAATCAAGTTATTGATGTAATAAAGGTTCCTTTGGCATATGGTCCAACTCAAAAATTTCTGGCAAGACTTGAACAATCTCCAGATTTAAATAAACCAATTCAAATCACATTACCAAGGATGTCATTTGAATTTACCGGTCTAACTTATGATGCATCAAGAAAGGTAACGACAACTCAAACATTTACATCCAAATCAGCAACTGATGGAACGGTAACCAAAAAAACTTATATGCCAGTTCCATACAATATGCAATTTGAACTTTCAATTATGTCAAAACTGAATGATGATGCGTTACAAATTGTAGAACAAATTTTACCCTATTTCCAACCATCTTACAACCTATCAGTAGAACTTGTAGATGATATTAACGAAAAAAGAGATATTCCTGTAGTTTTAGAAAATGTAACATTTCAAGATGATTATGAGGGAAATTTTACTACAAGAAGAGTTTTAATTTATACTTTAAGATTTACTGCGAAAACTTATTTGTTTGGACCAACACAGATTGCAACGAAAGATATTATCAAAAAGACCACTATCAGTTATATTACTGGGGATACAACTGCAACGCCAACTAGAGAAGTTGTGTATTCTGCGGAACCAAGGGCAATTAAAAATTATACAGGAACAGTTCTTACAAATCTTACAAAAGATATAACAACAGAAGATATTTTGATAGAAGTCAACAATGCTTCTTCAATTTCGATTGATACGTATTTGGATCTTGAAGGTGAAGAAGTTTACGTTAGACTTAAAAATGGAAATATTCTTACCGTTGATAGAGGAAGAGACAATACAACAATTACAACACATTTAGCAGGCGCTGAAATTAAATCAATAACTTCTACGGACAACACACTGATTCAAGATGGAGATGATTTTGGATTTAGTGGAAACACACTATGAAAATGACTAAAAAATTCGATAATTTAAATGAAACTTTTAATATTTCTGGGGAGATTGTTTCCGCAGAGGTTGAATCTCCAATTGAAAAGGTTGAAGCAATATCATCTACAGTAGAAGACATTAAAAAAGATTATGAATATACAAGAGGAAATCTTTATTCTTTGATCGAAAAAGGTCAAGAAGCAATCAATGGAATTTTAGAACTTGCTCAGGAAAGTGAAATGCCCAGAGCATATGAAGTTGCTGGACAATTGATTAAAAATGTTGCCGATGCCACTGATAAGTTAATGGACTTACAAAAGAAACTTAAAGATATTGAAGAAGAAAAAGTTTCTAAAGGACCAACAACAGTCAATAATGCTCTTTTTGTTGGATCAACTGCGGATTTGGCAAAGTTCTTAAAGCAACAAACAGAAAATGAAAACGTTTAAACAGTTTCAAGAAGATTGGACGAATAAATACAAGAAGAGTATTGATTGTTCTGCTCCGAAAGGATTTTCTCAACGTGCCCATTGTGCCGCAAGAAGAAAAAGAGCAAGAGGTGAAAAAACTAAGTCAAAACCAGTTGAATGAAATTTCAAAAATTTTCTCACAAAACACCACATCTAAAAGGGAAACAACATCAGTTAGATCCCAATTTAGATCTTAAACAATTAGTTCACCACTCAACAGTTCAGTATGTTGATCGTGATGCTGATGGTGATGTTGATGTTTTTGATAATCCTAAGAAAGGAATTCCTGATGAAAATGTTTCAAGTGCTTCAAAGGCACAAACATATTCCAAAAAACTAATTGCAAAACAAAAGGGTGAGATAAAGCATACTAAAGTTGGTATGGCTTATGAGGAAACTTCTTCGGGAGATGAGGGTCTTCACGACTGGTTTAATAAATCAAAATCAAGTGATGGTAAGAAAGGTTGGGTTCAACTTGGTGGGAAATGGGCAGGTAAACCTTGTGCCCGCCAACCTGGACAAACATCTACTCCAAAGTGCGGAAGTTCTAAAATGAAAAGAACTCTTTCTAAAGATGAAGAAGAAAAAGCAAGAAGAAGAAAAAATATTCAAGACCCAAATCAACCACAAAAAACTGGCGCGGCAAAACCAACTAATGTAAAAACTGAGGAAATGAATCTACAAGAAGTCAAAGATAAAAAAGGTAAAAGCAGTGGCAAAAAAGACGCTTGCTACAATAAAGTAAAGTCTCGTTACAGTGTGTGGCCAAGCGCATATGCATCTGGAGCATTGGTCAAATGTCGTAAAGTTGGTGCAGCAAATTGGGGAACCAAATCTGAAGAAACAATGCGCGAAGAAGAAAGATATTGTCCCCTATGTGCTAAAAGAGAAACTAGATCCGAGTGTTCATATGGAGAAAAAGCTTGGGATAAAGTTTCTGTTAGAGATCACGAATATTCTATGGCTCGTTCAGAATTAAGCACTATTTTAGATGCTGTTAGAAGACTGCAATCAAAAATAGAGAATGGTGAAGGATCGCTAGAGGCGTGGGTTCAGTCAAAAATCACTAAAGCAGCAGATTACATTGATACTGCAGCAGACTATGTTGCAAGTGGAGAAATGGAGGAAGCGTGTTGGGTTGGGTATAAACAAGTTGGAATGAAAAAGAAAGGTAAAAAAATAGTTCCAAACTGTGTTCCAGAGGAAACAATTGAAGATTTAAATGGAAACACCTTTGCAGAAGTGATTGATCTCATTAAACCAGAATCAATCAAAGGATTTAAGTCTCAAGTAGAAGAAGCAGTAAGACTTCAAGCACAAACAGGTAATATCATCGCTATCACTCTTCTCTGGAGAGGAAAATATTATGCGATTCGTATGTTCTTCCCACAAACAAAACTTCCATCTCGCCAAGAAGTAACTGACGAGATTCAAAAAGTTTATCCCGGTGGTAGGGTGGTCCATCATTCAATATCGGATTTTACTCCAGGTCAACCATTAATTCAAGCAATTGGACCTCAAGGTGGTTCTGTAGCGTCTCCTGGTCCATCGAAAAGATATGTGAAACCAATGGGTGAAGAAGTTGAAGTTGACGAAGATTGGCAAAAAGTTAATCGTAAAGACAAAACTGATGGTTTAAGTCAGGCAGCCGTTAATGCTTATCGTAGAGAAAATCCAGGTTCAAAACTACAGACTGCTGTTACCGAAAAAAATCCATCCGGCAAAAGAGCAAAACGTCGTGCTTCATTTTGTCGCAGAATGAAAGGTATGAAATCAAAACTAACTTCAGCAAAAACTTCAAGAGATCCAGATAGCAACATTAACAAAGCACTACGTCGTTGGAATTGTAACTAATATTGGGTTTTTATTATGAGTGATGTTTATCTTGGCAACCCGCTATTAAAAAAAGCAAATACTCCTATTGAATTTACTCAAGAACAGATTCTTGAGTTTATGAGATGTAAAGATGATCCCGTTTATTTTGCAAATAACTATGTAAAAATTGTAACTCTTGATCATGGATTGCAGACATTTAAACCATACCATTTCCAAGAAAAGTTAATTAATAATTTCCATAAAAACAGATTTAATATCTGCAAAATGCCACGTCAGACCGGTAAGTCTACGACCGTGGTATCATTCTTATTACACTATGCAGTGTTCAATGATAATGTAAATATTGGCATTCTTGCAAACAAGGCAGCAACCGCAAGAGAACTTTTGGATAGATTGCAAACTGCATATGAAAATCTACCAAAATGGATGCAACAAGGTATTATATCATGGAATAAAGGTTCTTTAGAATTGGAAAATGGATCAAAGATTTTGGCTGCTTCTACATCTGCAAGTGCTGTCCGAGGCATGTCGTTCAATATCCTCTTCTTGGACGAATTCGCTTTCGTTCCAAACCATATCGCAGATTCCTTCTTTGCATCTGTTTATCCTACTATTACTTCTGGTAAACAAACGAAAGTAATTATAGTTTCTACCCCACATGGTATGAATCACTTCTACCGAATGTGGCACGATGCTGAAAAAGGTAAAAACGAATATGTTTTTACTGATGTGCATTGGAGCGAGGTTCCTGGTAGAGATGAGGAATGGAAGAAACAAACCATTGCAAATACATCGGAGCAACAATTTAAAGTTGAGTTTGAATGTGAATTTTTAGGTTCTGTTGATACACTCATTGCACCAAGTAAACTCAGAGCCCTAGTATACGACCATCCTAAGACCCGTAGCGGGGGTTTAGATCTATATGTAGACCCAGAAGAACAACACGATTATCTTATCACTGTAGACGTTGCTAGGGGTGTAGGAAACGACTATTCTGCATTTACAGTTGTTGATATTACACAGTTTCCTCATAGAGTTGTTGCAAAGTATAGGAATAATGAAATTAAACCAATGTTATTCCCAAGTGTTATTCATGATGTAGCAAAGAGTTATAATGATGCTTATATTCTATGTGAAGTTAACGATGTTGGAGATCAAGTGGCATCAATCCTTCAATATGATCTCGAATACAATAATCTTCTTATGTGTTCTATGAGAGGGAGAGCGGGTCAAATTGTTGGTCAAGGATTTTCTGGGAAGAAGACTCAACTTGGAGTGAAAATGTCCAAGACTGTTAAAAAGGTTGGATGTTTAAATCTCAAAACAATGATTGAAGAGAATAAACTATATCTCAACGACTATGAAATTATTTCAGAATTAACTACTTTTATTCAAAAACATAATTCTTTTGAAGCAGAGGAGGGTTGCAATGATGATCTTGCTATGTGTCTCGTAATTTATGCTTGGTTAGTTGCTCAAGATTACTTTAAAGAACTTACAGATCAGGATGTTAGAAAAAGATTATATGAGGAACAAAAAAATCAAATTGAACAAGATATGTCTCCATTCGGGTTTATTTCAGATGGTCTTGATGATTCAAGTTTTGTTGATGTTGATGGAGATAGATGGTTTGTTGATGAATATGGAGATAGATCATATATGTGGGAGTATCTATCCTAATGGAACTTGATAAACAAATAAGATTGGGTCATTTGCTTTTGGTAGATAGACAGTGTAGGGTTTGTGGGGAAATGAAAAACTTAATAGATGGATTTTATCAAACTCGTAAAGACAGAGGTCCAGTTTCTTCCTCATATTCATATGAATGCAAAGATTGTACTATAAAACGTATAACTGTCGGTAGAATGAAAAGTAATATTTTTGGCAAATGGGAGTATCCTGACTGGTAAATTGTTCACGTCACATTTCCCCCGTGAAAAGTGATTTTTTAATAAATATTTTTTAGATAAACTGAGATTTAACGGAGAAAAACATGGCGACTCCTCAATTATCTCCTGGTGTACTAGTCAGAGAGGTTGATTTAACTGTAGGGAGAGCTGATAATGTTTTAGATAACATTGGTGCAATTGCGGGACCCTTTCCAATTGGACCAGTTGATTACCCAATTGACATCACTACAGAACAAGATCTTATCAATGTTTTTGGAAAGCCCATCTCAACAGATGCTCAATACGAGTACTGGATGAGTGCATCATCATATCTTTCATATGGCGGTGTTTTAAAAGTTGTAAGAACTAGCGGATCAACTTTAAATAACGCTAATGCTGGAGTTGGGATCGCTTCAACCACCAGTTTGAAAATTGATAACTACGATGATTATACCAATAATCACTCAGATGGTACAAACTATACATATGGAGCAAAAAACCCAGGTTCTTGGGGAAATGGTCTTAAGGTTTGTTTTATCGATGATTTAGCAGATCAAACTTTAGGTATTACCACAACCAGTCTCGTTGCTCTCGGCGCAACTGTTGGTTACGGAGTCACCGTTGCTCTTACCAATCAAGTAATTGCAGGATCTGGAAGCACTTCTCTGTTTACTGGATACCTTAAAGGCATTATTACTGGCGTAACAACAGATTCAACAAACGGAAATAGCACAATTGATGTAAAGGTTGTTTCAAGAGTTTCTAGTGCGGGAACTGAAACAAAAATTGATTACGCAGAGGGTTCTACTATTGCTGCATTTGCTGCATCAAATACAATTAAATTCATTAATAATTCAGGAAGTCAATCTGGATTGGCAACTGTTGCGTCTGTTTCGGATTGGTATGGTAATCAAACTCTTGGATTAACAAATTCAACAGTTTATTGGAAATCGATTGCACCAAAACCAACTTCTAACAGATATTCTCTGGACAGAAATGGTAAGAATGATGGGATTCATATTGCAGTTGTTGATGATCTTGGAACTATAACAGGAAATCAAGGTACAATTATTGAAAAGCACCTTGGTCTTTCAAAAGCATTTGATTCTATTTCTGCTGTCAATTCTCCTCAGAAGATCTGGTATAAGCAATATTTGGCAGATTTTTCTGGTCAAATTTATGCTGGAAATAATCCTTCGAGTGCAGCAGACGCTTATTGGGGAACAACACCAAGAGCAACTGGATTCTCTACATCTTTTACTTCATTTACAACAGCACAAGGTCTATGGGGTCAAAATGCCCAAGACATTACCTTTAGTGCAATCGGCAATAAAACTTATACTCTAGGTGGTGGTGTTGATTATTCTGTTGCTGGTGGAATGAAGGCAACTTTAGGAGACTTGATCACTTCATATGGATTATTCTCCAATAAAGATGAAGTACAAGTAGACTACTTGATTATGGGTCCTGGTCTTGATTCAGAATCAGATTCTCAAGCAAAAGCAAATTATCTAATTTCTGTAGCAGGAAATAGACAAGATTGTATGGCTTGCGTTGGTCCTCACAGAGCAAATCTGATTGGGATTACAAACACCACAACTCAAACCAATAATCTAATCAAGTACTTCAGCCCACTTTCATCTTCTTCTTATGCAGTATTTGATAGTGGATATAAGTACACCTATGATAGATTTAACAATAAGTTTGTTTACATTCCTTGTAATGCTGACGTTGCAGGTCTAATGACAAGAACAAACATTGTTGCTTATCCTTGGTTCTCACCAGCAGGACAGCAACGTGGAATTCTCAATAATGCAATTAAACTTGCATACAATCCAAATAAAGCGCAGAGAGATCAACTCTATCCTCTGAGAATCAATTCAATTGTAACTCAGCAAGGAGTTGGAACTCTACTCTTTGGGGACAAAACTGCTCTTACTTATGCATCAGCATTTGATAGAATCAATGTTCGTCGCTTGTTCCTTACAATTGAACAAGCACTTGAAAGAGCTGCTCAGGCACAACTCTTCGAATTAAATGATGAACTTACGAGAGCAAACTTTAAGAACATTGTTGAACCTTACCTCCGCGATGTTCAGGCAAAGAGAGGACTTTATGGATTCCTAGTCGTTTGTGACACATCAAACAATACTCCTGATGTGATTGATAATAATGAGTTCAGAGCAGACATTTACCTGAAGCCTGCTAAGTCCATCAATTATGTAACTCTTACCTTCGTTGCTACACGCACTGGCGTAGCATTTGAAGAGGTAGCGGGTACGGTTTGATTTAGTTAAAAAAACAACAAGGAGGACCTAAAAATGGCACACAGTATTCAGGATTTCAAAACAGCACTCAAGGGCGGCGGAGCGCGCCCCAATCTATTTGAAGTTGTTTTAACCGACTTCCCTGGCGGTGCAGAGTTTGATGCCAATGAATTTTCTGTATTATGTAAGGCAGCAAACTTACCAGCATCTAACATTGCTTCTATTGATGTTCCTTTCAGAGGAAGAATCTTCAAGGTAGCAGGTGATCGTACATTTGATACTTGGGCAATCACCGTCATTAACGATGAAGACTTTAAGATCAGAACTGCAATGGAAGCTTGGATGCAGTATGTTGGACAATATGCAGACGGAAGCGGTGCAACTGATCCCAATGATTATATGAGAGATGTTCTCGTTAAGCAATTAAAGAGACTTCCAAGTGTTGTTGGTGGAAACGCTGCAGTTGGCACTGGACTAGAAGTTGCTAAGCAGTATAAGTTCTATAGCATTTTTCCAACCAATATTTCTGCAATTGATCTTTCATATGACACTGCAGATACTATTGAAGAGTTCACTGTAGAATTCCAAGTTCAATATTGGACTCCATATACAGGCGAAAACTGATATAATAAATAGTCTAAAGATCAAAGACTAAAAATAAATTATGGCAAAGTTGTTTGGATTCTCTATTGAGGATAACGAACCAATATCTCCAGGTGTAGTATCTCCCGTTCCTCCCAATAATGAGGACGGGAGTGATTTTTATCTGTCTAGTGGATTTTTTGGTTCATATGTTGATATTGAAGGAGTTTATAGAACTGAATTTGATTTAATCAAAAGATATCGTGAGATGGCACTTCATCCAGAATGCGATAGTGCTATTGAAGATATTGTTAACGAAGCAATTGTAAGCGACACAAACGATAGTCCAGTTTCAATTGAACTATCAAATCTCAACGCAAGTGACGGTATTAAGAAAAAAATTAGAGAAGAGTTTAAACATATTTTAGAACTTTTAGATTTTGATAGAAAATCTCACGAAATCTATAGAAATTGGTATGTTGATGGCAGATTGTTTTATCACAAAGTAATTGATCTAAAAAATCCACACGAAGGTATTCAAGAACTTCGTTACATAGACGCAATGAAAATGCGTTATGTCCGTCAACAAAAACAAACAGAAAAAGATAAGAAAATTTATAGATTGGCAAATGTAAATATTGATGATCCAATGTCTTATGAATTTCCTGAGATTGAGGAATATTTCATCTATAATCCAAAAATGACATATCCAACTACCAATCCATCTTCTATGGGTGGTACTGGTGGAATTAAGTTTTCAAAAGATTCAATTACTTATTGTACCTCTGGACTTGTAGATAGAAACAAGGGGTCAACACTTTCATATCTCCATAAGGCAATCAAATCTCTCAATCAATTGAGAATGATTGAAGATAGTTTGGTAATCTACAGATTGTCACGCGCACCAGAACGTAGAATTTTTTACATCGATGTTGGAAATCTCCCAAAGGTAAAAGCAGAGCAATATCTACGCGATGTAATGATGCGCTATAGAAATAAGATGGTCTATGACGCAAGCACTGGAGAAATTCGTGATGATAAAAAGTTTATGGCAATGCTTGAGGATTTCTGGCTTCCTCGTCGTGAAGGTGGTAGAGGAACTGAAATTTCTACTCTTCCAGGTGGACAAAATCTTGGAGAAATTACAGATATTGAATACTTTAAGAAAAAACTTTATCGCTCTTTGAACGTCCCACCATCGAGAATGGATGGAGAGGGTGGGTTTAACCTTGGTCGTTCATCAGAGATTCTTCGTGATGAAGTTAAGTTCAGTAAGTTTGTTGCACGTTTAAGAAAAAGATTTTCTTATATGTTTAATGATATGTTGAAGACTCAACTTATTCTTAAGAATATTATTACTCCAGAAGATTGGGGTATTATGCAAGAACATATTCAATATGACTTCTTGTATGATAATCATTTTGCTGAACTCAAGGACGCAGAACTTTTAAATGAAAGATTGAATATGGTTCAAATTGCAGAACCATATGTTGGGAAGTATTTTTCTCAAGATTATGTGAGAAGAAAAATTCTTCGCCAAACTGATGAAGAAATTATTGAGCAAGACAAAATTATTAAAAAAGAAATTAAAGATGGAGTTATTCCAGATCCAAGTATTCCAGTAGATCCAACAACTGGATTACCTTTAGGACCAGAAACTGCAGGTATGGATTTAGGACAACCAGTAATGGAACCAAATCTTGATGCTCAAGGTGCTGCAACAGAAGCAGATGGAAGAATAGTAGAAATGCCCAAGGGTGGCGAGATATAAATAAAAACGATTAACTATTGGTATTAAAAATGGATGATCTTCTAGATATGATTGTTGCTGACGAATCACCATCATCAGTGAGCGATAAAATTAAAGAACTTTTATTTGCAAAATCTGCAGAGAAAATTGATGCTTTTCGTCCCGGTGTATCAGCATCAATGTTTGATCTTTCTGATGAAGATTCTGATGTAGATGAGGAAGAGTGATAGGTGGATGATCTTGGAGTTAAAATAGATTTATCTGATTTCTTTTCTTCCGTAAGCACTGAGAAGAAAAAGAAAAAAGAAGAATTTAACTCAATTGTCGGTGAATTAAATTTAAATAGTATCTTTGAAGAAGTAACTACTTTAAAGAAAAAGACTAAAATTAAAAAAAAGAAAGAAGAAAAGACTTTAGAAGCATTTGAAAATTGGTTGTATTCTAATAAAGTAAAAGAACAACCAATAGAAGAAGTTCAAGAAATTGTAGAGGAAGTTATTGATGAAGTTCAAGAAATTGTAGATAATATAGTAGAAAAAAATACGGGAAAGGATTCACTATATGAATGGTGTGTTGAAGAATCACCAAAAACAGATGAAAAAGATACATCACTCATAGAAAAATCTTTAGGACTTCTCTCTGAACCTTCAAATACTAAAGTTCAAAATGATCCACTTACTCCCCTGGATCAAAAATTTGCAACACTTGATGATCTTCAAAGGCATTATAGACTTTTCCTTAATCGTATTCAGCAGCAACTTTCTACATTAGGTGGTGGTGGTGAAACTCAATTAAGATATTTGGATGATATTGTTGGTATTGCTACCAATCCAAGTGCTTATAATTCAA